ATGGAGCATTTGGCTGATGTGTTACTTACTGGAGAGACTGTTCGAATGATAATAAATTCAGTTGCTGCCAGTAAATTGAATTATTTTAAGGATATAATGAGTAGCATGCAAGTGACAGGTAGCATCAGAGATCATAGAATTAAGATTATGTCTATCTTAATCGCTAAGATATTTCCTAGCTTCTCCAGTGATGGGGCTAAGGTTTACATCAACCCGAGCAACATATATAAACAAGTACTTGATTGTATGAAGGCTGACTTCCCAGAGTGTAAAATACAATCAATGTACATTAAAGCTCATTTCATATTAAGATTGATCTTCGAAGAAGGCAATATATTGGATTCAGTAACCTCTGGTTGCCAGCTATTGATGAGAAGTGCAAGTGACTTAACTTACAGTCTGATCTTAGGATTACCAGAACCTCAATTCTCAACTCAGGAGGTGGATTCCAATATGATTTCTTTCGACTTTAATAGGGACTTTACATATAAGTTAAAGAAGATGATAGATCCAAACAGTATGGATTTTAATGAATTAAGGAAGATAATAAGGAAAATTGACTTCACATCGAAGGTTTATGCAGATGTGAAATCTCTATCGAGTCCAACCGGCTCTGATTCATACATGAGTCAGTATGGTCTATTTAATGCCCTATTGAGTGAGGGTCAAATAGACACTGGAGTGAGGATAATAGATCTTTGTGCTGGCAGAGGAGATGGGTATCTCGCATTAACTGAACTAGGTCTTTCATGTGATTCAATCAGTAGAAAGGATCTTTACATATCTGTGAGGAAGGAAAGAGAGATCAAAGTTATAAGCGATTTCAATATATTTGATATGGAATACATCTCATTGTATTTACCTTATGACCTTGTACACATGGATATCTCTTATGTGAAGGGCACTGAAGCCAATTTAATCAATATAATACTTAAATTATTAGAATTAAATAAGGTAATCACTCTAAGGATTAATAGCTTGAAGAGTGATACTTTAGCTGGAATTTTTATAGTCGCTTCCCGCAGAGCAGATCTGTTTCTCTCCTATCCTCCTTTAGGTAGGTTGATCCCCTATCAGATTTATCTCGTAATAAAGAACAGATTGGTTCCTGAAGAATGCAATACTCCAAGAACAATATTAGATGATGAAAGCAGTTGGTGGGAGTCGATCTCTGATTCAGATGATGGAGAGCCTGATCTATTGAGTGTGGACGATGTCATTGATGATATAAATTATATTATGAAATCTTGTTGCAAGTGGGTGAATTTTATAACTCCAGGAGTAGATCCTAGCTTCAATAGCACAATATCATTGATGCCAAATCTTCCAAGTCTTGATAGCGTTTTGAATTCAAAGATAAATACAAAAACTATCCTGAATAATATAGCAAACACTTCAATCATAAAAGAAGTGACCAAATCACGCCATTTTCTCATAATGGGAGAATTCACTTATAATAGCTTACACATTGAAAAGAGAATTGAAGATATAATCCCTCTTAGTGATAAAAGCAACTGGGACAATTTCTGCAATGACTTTGAAGAGGTTGGTGATTATACTGCCAAAAGGTCAAGTGAATTTGCTAGCAAAAGAATAATAAATATGCAGGAAGGTAGTAGACTGTTCAAAGTAGACCCAAGAGAAATGGAAGACCAAGATTACGATGTTGTAATCTACAATTGTGAATACAAATTCAGCAGACGGTTAGCATTATCATATAAACTTGTTAAGAGATTCATATCAGAAGACTCTGAGAGTAATATTGATGACATTATATGTGAAATGAAAGCC